TATTAAGAATAAATCCTATTTCGACCTTATAGACGAAGGTATTCAAGAATTTGGGGTGAATTAATAAAAAAGGAGTTAAAAAATGGCTGTTTCTATAGACCAATTGACAGCGATTACGCATAAGAAAATTATGCCTAAGATGTTCGATAACATTTTTGATTCAAATCCACTTCTGAAGCGTTTTCTTAAGGGTGGTCAATATGTATCTCAGGATGGCGGGCGAGCTATCGATGTTCCTTTAAACTATGCCACAACAACTAGTTCTGGCTGGTTTCAAGGAAGCGAAACGCTCCAAACAACCGATAACGAAAACATTACAGCGGCTTCTTATGACTGGAAATCTTTGTACGCGAATATTTCCATAACCAATGAAGACGAACTTAAAAACAGTGGTCCTAGTGGTGTTTTAAAGCTTCTTGCTTCTAAAGCAATGATAGCTGAAAAAACGATGAAGGATTCACTTGGTACGGGGTTATTTTCAGACGGCACCGACACGAAAAGTATTGTCGGTTTACGTGACGTTGTCGCTGCTACCCAAACAGTTGGTGGCATTTCACAAACGACAAATAGCTGGTGGCAAGGACAAGTTGATTCAACAACTACGACTCTTACATTGAGTGCTCTTCAAACTCAATTTGAGAATGCAAGCGTTGATTCTGAAAAACCAACAGTAGTTGTCGGGACAAGGGCGAATTATAACCGATACTATAATTTGCTTCAGCCACAACAAAGATTCACAGATTCAGAAACTGCAAAAGGCGGTTTTCAGAATTTGATGTTCAACGGCGTCGTGTTTTTGTCCGACTCACATGTTCCGACAAACCACGTTTTTATGCTGAATGAGAAGCACTTGTACTTGTGGTATCATCCAAAACGCAACTTTTATGCGACTCCTTTTCAAGCTCCGATCAATCAGGAAGTTAAAGTCAGCCGCATACTTTGGATGGGTAGCTTTGGATCTTCTAACAACCGTTACCACGCTGCTTTCACAGCGTTGGCAGCATAAGGAGGTGAATTATGGCTTTTTATAGTGCTGACCCCGTATTATTCTACGGTCCCAGTCATGTAACTGCTACGTTAGGATCAAAACATCCTGAAGTTGGTACGCGAGCTCATGTTGCTGGTCGTGACTATGTTTGGGCTTATAATGACTGTAACTCAGACATTAACCCAGGATTTGGTTGCGTGTTGCAATCAGCAGCGACTGGTATGAGTGTTTCCGTATCTGCGGTTACATCTGCTGACATCGTTGTGGGTGTTTGCTATCACTCTACTCTTACAACTGGCACTTATGGTTGGTTGTTAACAAGAGGTATTGGCAAAGCTGAAATGAACGCGACTTCAGGAACAGTTGCTGCGAAAGATCTTTTAGAGATCGGTGCAAATGGTGATTGGCAAAAGGTTTCCAACACCACAGCAAACTTTGCTCCTGCCGCTGGTTGTGCTCTTGAGGCGATCGTTTCAAGTGCTTCTGGCGCTGCGTATTTTTCGGTGTATTAATTAGGTTAAAGGGAGAATCTTATGGATATTAGGAATATTATTGTGGAGTTGCAGCCTTACATTATGACGCCGCCTCTTAGCACGGGTTCCGCGCATAAACAGGCTTGTTCTAATGATGAGGTCACCATTAACCAATGGTACGATACATGGATTTCTAATATCAAAGCCAACAAAGAAAAATACGGTTCTTTTGCCGATAATTCCGTAGGGAAACTTTACGAAACTATGGCAATGAGACCTTGCATCGTTGCAGGTAGTGGACCATCATTAAAAAGAAATCTTCATCTGTTAAGGGAGCGCCCTAGTGGCATGGGACTAGTTTCATGTCTTCATAACTTTCATGCTATGGAAGACGCCGAAGCTAGTCCTGATTTTTATGTTTCGCTAGACGCGGGACCTGTTACGGTTGAAGAAGTCTATGAAGGTGGATCGAAAACTCCTGATGAATATTGGGAGATGACAAAAGATCGAAAACTTGTTTGCTATATCGGAACATCGCCGCTTTTGCTTGAGAAATGGCAAGGTGAGGTTTATTTCTTCAACGCGCCTGTTCCTCACGCAGGTTTCCGCGAAGCCGTTGACGAGATAGAGCCGTTTCACTTGTGGGTAGAAAGCGGTGGAAACGTTCTCGGTGCAAGCGTGATGATCACAAAAGGATTCATTGGTTCACAAGTCATCGTTTTTGTTGGCGCAGATTTTTCCTTTTCTAATGAAGAAAAAGTTCAATTTCATCCTTGGGATTCGAAATATGACAAAGAAATAGGTCAATGTATTCGGGTTCCTGATATTTATGGAAATTCTCGCAAGACATGGGCTTCATATCAAAATTTCAAACTTTGGTTTGATGTCGTAGCACAACGAATTCCAGGGATTTATATTAATGCAACGGAAGGTGGAACCCTTGGGGCTTATCCACAGGGGAATATTATGCATATTCTCCAAAAGACGCTAAAAGAAGTTTATGATATGTTTACAGTTCATAGACACAAAGAAATGCAGGTAAAAAAACCTGAAGAAGAAAATAACACGGTATTCATTTAGGGGTTAAAAAATGGCTTTTACAACTTCTTTTCTAACAAAAACTACATTTGGCAATCAAAGAGTTCATTTTATTCGTGTGACCGCTGACGCGGCGACTGGCGTTGTTGACACGGGTTTTGATGTCGTTGAAATGTTTTCTGTCGGCAATCAAAGTTCTACAGCAGCAACCGAAAAATATGCAATGAACGAACTTTGTGCTGGAACAGCTTCAGTTGGAAATATTGGCATAACTGGTTGTACTAGTGGTGACGAGTATATGCTGACTGTTTACGGGAGATAATAATGGTAGGACCAGTATTAGCATTCACCGCGACAATAGCAAGTGCTGCGACAAGCTCAAGTGCTATCGATCTCGGTGGTGCCTACAAAAAAGTCATGGTTGGAATTCCGACGATGACAAGCGCGACCGATATATTTTTTCGGGTTTCTGACTCGATTGATGGAACGTTTAGGCGGATTTATCATTCCCCAAAGGTTGATTCGACAACGCCCACAGCGGTTCAATACGCTTCAACTGTGACGAATTGCTATGTTCCTCTGGATATCGCGGCACGTTTTTTTCAAATTGCTTATACTTCAGCTACGACTGAAGCAAGCCAAACGTTTAAAGTTTTATGTTCTTCATAAGGGGTATTTATGTTAGTTAAGGTTCATAATAGAAACGTATATCCATTTGAACAAGTTTTCAAAGGTCAAAAGGTTTTTATAAAACCTAATGATTATATAGAAATGGACTATATGGAAGCTGTTGAATTTAAGTCGTTATATTATCCAATTAAAAAAGATAAAGGCGGCTTGCAGGATCCTAAAACTTACAAATGGATTGAAATAGACGAGGCAGACACCAAGAAATTTTTTAAGTCATTGGGCAATCAAACCGATGAAAGAAAAGAAAAATTCGTTTGTCATGTTTGTTCCAAGGATTTTTTGACGAAAAATGGTCTTATGGCTCATATCAAAAAAAACCATTTATCTGATATGATGGATGAAGACGCTCGCGACGAGCTCATAGACAACGAAGAGGTTTAAGGTGAAATTAAAAGGCAGATGGTATGTAACTCTTTATGGCCCAGACAATGAAGTTAAGGACTATCGGGAGGGTAACAATGTAGTAACAACAAACGGAACGTCTTTTGTAGCGGCTTTCTTGAATTCTGCGGCTGCGGCGGCGGCAACCTTTACAATGAATTATATTGGTATCGGGACAAATGATACAGCTGAGAATTCGGCAGATACTGCACTTGGAACCGAGCTTGATCGTGCTCAAGCTACAATTTCAAACGTCACTGGTTCGATTTATCGCCTCACAGCTACTTTTGCTTGTGGAACGACATCGGCAGGCGCCATTGCAGAGTATGGGGTATTTGACTCCACAACTGGCGGAACTATGCTGAGTCGTGACACAGAATCTGTAATAAACAAGGGAGTCAACGATGACCTTGTTTGTGTTACTGAGATCACAATCAGTTAGTTCCCCATTTAGGGGATATTGTGGCTAATTACTCAATTACAGTTTCAAATACGTTCAATATTTTTGGTGGCACACCAACCAATCGATGGGGTAGTGCTGTCTCAGGGCGAACACTTGTTTGGCAAAGTGTTGGCGCTTCAACATTTGAGAATCTTTGGGGTACTCAAGAGGATTTCGAGCTTCTGATAACCAAAGGTATTTCAAATAGTCTCAATTTTGCTACAGATCCACAAAAAAGTGTCACAAAACAAGTCATCGATTCTATTGGATTGAGCTCTACGGTCGGCAAAAAGGTAACCCGTCAAATCGACGAGTCATTGAGTGTTGCCAATACCATGTCAACATTAACCAAGCAAAATAATGACTGGAACTATATTTTCCCAGGTGAAACAGATAACGCAATTGATCAGGCTGAAGTAACTTGGTCTGTAGTTTCTGGATCTTCTTCGACCTGGGCAACTGCGGCGGCAGCTGCAACAACTTGGACGGAGGCTTAACATGGCTTTGACGGTTTCCAACATAATGGAACGAGCGCGAGAGCGTTACAACGCGACTGGAGATGAGTTTTTTACTGATCAAATGCTTAGAGCTCTCATATTTTCGGCTCAGGAAGAACTCTCAAAAGAGGGTTGGGTTATAGAAACGACTTATACGACGACATCGACGAGCGGCACGAGAGAACTTTCATATCCATCCAACACTCTTGCCATAAAAGAGATTCGCTATGATTATGAAAAAATTAGAAAAGTTCCTCTTAGAAACGATCCAAAAACTTCCTCTACGAATCCAGAAGGCGAACCCCGTGAATATGCTATATGGAATGATATTATCATCCTATACCCAACGCCTGATACAACAGGCGATACGATCCAAATCCGCGTCTACTCGTACCCGTCTGATATCACGTCTAATGTATCTCCGCTTGAAGTACCCCAAGAATACCGAGACGATCTGATTAACTATTGCATTGCTCATATGGCGTTAAAGGATCAAAATGTTCCTATCTATCGAGAATATATTAGCGAATGGAAAATGGCCGTTGAGAAAGCGAAAGAACAACGTCAAAGGCGTCTCAGATCAGATAGGCCAGCCAAAGTAAGAGACGAATATTTTGGCAGTGACTTTCCAATTTCAGAACAGGAGATTATTTACGGTGGCTTCAGGTTTTAATGTAATTTTTCCTGATAGAGGTCGGATTTCTCTTGACGGAGGTTTAAATACAAAAGTTGATAGACAATGGCTTTTGGACAATGAAAGTCCCGATTGTCTAAATGTCATTTTTGGAAATGCTTCAGTTGAAACGAGGGGCGGAACTGAGCTTTTAAATACGGCTTCTGTGGGTTCTTTTTCGTGCGATGGTTTTTATGTCAGGCACGATAATTCTGGCGCAGAAACGATGGTAGCATGGTGGGATGGTACTCTATTCGATCTTCAGGGGACTTCATTTATAACAATTTCTTCAGCGCAAAGTGTATTCACAGCTGGTGCGCGAGTGCATTCTGCTGAATACGAAAATTATAGATTTTTCTCTAATGGGGAAGATACCCCATATAAATACAACGGTGATGAATTCACTAGGATGAGCGTTCCGGCTCCTACCGAAACTATGACCGTTTCTAATGCAGCGACAGGGAACGTATTAAACGGTGATTATCAATATAAGGTGACATATGTTAACTCAAATCTCGTTGAATCCGACGTTTCACCTGCTACTGCTACTTTTACATTTGCTAGTCAAAACGGTTATCTTGCTTCCATTCCTGTTGCTCCTGCTAGTTTTGGGATTAATAGTCGGCGTCTTTACCGTACCGATGCTGGTGGCGAGACATTTAAAAGAATCGCGACGATAAACGATAATACAACGACCACCTACGAAGACGGAGTTGCTTCATCAGCAGCGGGAACTGAAGCGCCAACTGATCAAGGCGTAATTGCTTCGACAGCCAAAGCCTTGTTGTACCACCAAGGCCGGATATTTTACATCGACACGGGCGATTGGCTCGTGAAATACAGCGAGGTGGGTAACCCTTATGTATTTAAAGCAACTAGTTTTATTCGCGTTGGTGATACTACTGGGGATCTCCCATGTACTTTGGGGATACATGACAATTCCATTATTATCGGATGCAAGAGACATATTTGGTGCATTTACATGCCTGACACTGATCCTAGTAATTGGGTTCAGTTACGATTAAAGACATCCTTTGGTTCAAAATCTCCATTTTCCGTTTTCAACTACAATAATAAGCTGATGCTCGGAGTAATGGAAAATGATAAATTCGTTGGATTTGCAGCTATCACCGGTCAAACGATTGAACCAACTGCAACGTTGATGACAATTTCTGCTACGGGATCTGATTTAAAGTCGAATGTTATTGAGCCGGATATGTTCAATATAGTTGAAAATCGGGTTGAAACGATTTCGTCCATCGTGTTTAAAAACAAAGCATATATTTCTGTAACATATACATCGGGCTCGACAAATAATCGCATTTATGTTTTTGATTTTGGCGATGAAAACCTAGGAAAAAAACAGAAATTTTCATGGGTTCCATGGACGGGAATGAATGCTGCTCAATTTGTGGTGTATGGAGGATCTCTATATTACGCGGATGATGCGGCTACTGGGCGGGTATTTTCCATGAATAGCTCGACCTATAGCGATAATGGAGTTGCTATAAACAGCTATTATTGGACAAAAGAATTCGGTGGCAAGCCTGGGCATGAAAACTATACGAAAGACTTTCGATGGCTTCATGTTTTATTTGAGCTCGTCGGTGATTATTATATGGATTTTACTCGTCGCATCGATTCTAAGGGTGGCGTTGGCGATACGAGGCAGATTGATTGCGATCCTGGTGGTTCTCTTTGGGGGACCATGATATGGGGACAAGATGACTGGAGTCCTGGCGGTGAACAGGCGGAGCTTAAAATACCTCTTGGTGGTCTTTCACCAGCGAAACGATTGCAGCTTAAGTTTTCAAATCAAAATACAATAAATCAGCGTTTTAAAGTTATAGGACTGAATTTGGATTACAACATCAGGGGGCGTAGATAATGGCAACTGTCAATGATGCGATCACTAGACGATATCAGACGTTAGGGAAGCGATTAGAACAAAAGGAACGGGCAAGAACCCAAGAAGAACAAGAAGCCCTACAGCGAAGGTTTGCGGCTATTGGTGGGCTTGGTTCTGGAGCATCGATAAAAACCCAACAACTTGCACAACAGGCGGCTAGTAAACGAGTTGCGGAAGGTCAAGAAGCTCTTTCATTAGCAGAAAGCCAAGAACGCCAACGACAGCAGGAAATACAAGAGCAACGAGCATATCAAACTAGCGAACGTGAAGCTTCCCAAACGCATCTATCGGGTGAATCGGCCCTAAATAGAGCTCTTCAAGAAAGAGGATTAACTCTTCAAGAGGGTGTTGCAATGGGCCTTATAAATGGCAAAAAAACACTATCAGCAAAAACAGCAGAAGAACAAAAAGCTCTAGCAGTCGCAGGTTTAACTGGAAAATATGGGGGAGAAGAGACATTGGCGGCAAGAGAAGCCAGATTAGGGCGAGAAACGCAAGCAGAACAATGGGGCAAAACTTTCGAGGAATCGAAACGTCAATCCGAAGTCAGAGAATTTCTAGCAGCAAAGTCACTGGCTTTTCAGAAATTATTTGAGGAAAATAAAGTTAAATATCAAGATGCTGTATTAGCTTGGAATAAATTCACATGGGACAAGCAATTCACGTTAGATAAAATGGTGACGCTTGATAATTTGAGGCGAGCCAATGAAGCTGCTGAGAACGCTGATCAAGGTTTTTTTGAAGGTATTGTCGAGGACGTTGTTGGCAAAAGCACATGGGAAAAAATTAGCGGAGATTCAGACGCAGGAAAATTAGCGGCTAGCGCTGTATTATTTCCAACGTTTGCTCCGACAACTCTTGGTTATTCTAAGGCTGCTAGTAGTCCAAAAATTTTAAGTGATATTTCGAAGACTGCATTTGGTGGATTAAGATTTTAGGAGTAAATATGACAACATCGGTATTGATACCAGAAAAAAAAGATTCATTAGGACAGCTTTCAAAGTTAGCTAAAATTGGCGCTGCGGTAGCTTCATTTATACCTGGTGGTCAGCCTGTAGCTGCTGGATTAGCTGCTGCTAGTACTTTGGGAAGTATGGCAAGTCAACAACAGGCTACCAAGCAACCTATGGCGGTTCCTCTTAGTCCTCAAAGATCTCCTGATGTTGATTCGTCTGTGAGTTCAAGAATGCAAGATAAAAATCCCATGGCCGATTTAGAGTTAGCATTGGCAGAGTTGAACAATTTGGAGTTACCTGAACCCCAGAAAAATATTTATCGTCGTCCTATATTGCAAGCGATCCAAAAAGGAGGATTTGTGTAATGCCCGTAGCAGTTCAACAGTTTACTAAACAAGGCAGAGACCCGTTAGAAACGATAGCTAGAGGACTTCAAATAGCGCAAGGCATCTATGGCATTAGAACCGCGATGGAACAGAATGATTTAAGGAAAATGCAAATTGAACAAGCGAAAGCTATTGAAGCGAGAGAAACGATTGAATCAGAAGCAGAGACTAAAAGACGTGAAAGAGAAATGCAGTTAAAAGAACAAGAGTTTCAGTTTGAAAAGAAAAAATATGAAGATCAACCGAAACCACCAGCAACAACAGTAACCCCATCTGGGGCTTTATTATCTAAAGCGCAAAGCAAAGCCGATCAAGAGTTTGCAAAAGAATTTTCACGTTATGTTGCAAAAGGTGATGAGGCAAAAAACTTTAATGTTATCAAAAAACTTGATTTGTTGATCGATGATGCGGAACGCGATTTGGATCGTGGCTTAGATGAGCAATTAATGGGTTTGATGCCAGATAAAGTTAGAGATATTATTGATGCGGAAGATAAGGCTATTGAAGATAGGATCAAATCAGAAGCTCAGAAGAGTTTAAAACAAGTTTTAGGTGCTCAATTTACTGAAAAAGAAGGTCGAATGTTGCTCGATAGGGCTTACAATCCATCACAGCCTAAAGAAGAAAATATCAGACGAATGAGGGAACTAGTCGAATCATTGCGCACGGAAGCGTTGGCAAAAAAAGCAGCATTTGACTTTTTTGCGAAACAAGGAACTATTCAAGGATTTCAAGGTTCATTGCCGTCAATGTTTGCAAGGGAGCAACAAAAACAAACTCAACAGATGCAACGAGGCGGGATAGTTCCACAAGTTCAAATGCCGTTGCCGCAGCAACCACAACAGCCTGTTCCCATTACAGCACCACCAAGACAACCTACTCAAGATTATATTTTGGGAATTTTCGGAGGAAGGAAAAAACCGGCAACTCAGATGAATGATGTTGAATTTTTGCAAAATTACTTGGGGGATTGACATGTCTGTTTCAAATGATGATGTCAGAGTTTTGGATATTATTGCAAAAGGCGAATTGCCTTCAGAACAGCTTGAAAGTGCTATGTTTAAGCTTGGCGCTGATGAAGATGACATTCGAGCGTGGAAATTATCAAAATCCCCTAATTTGTCTGCGGACCAAAGAGAATCCGTCCAAATCAAGGTCATCGATAAGATCAGAACGCAAAAACAAGATAAATTATCTGACGAATGGGCGGCAACTGTAAAGGGCGGATTGCAAGGCGTTACTTTTGGATTTGCCGATGAAATTGAATCTGGTTTTAGGGCAGGACTTGAAACTATTAAAACCGGCGCCGATTTTCAAAAAATTTATGATAAAAAGGTAAAGCGAGAACGCGCTGAATTGAAGCGCCTTGAGGAAAAACACCCATTACAATTTATTGGTGCCGAGCTTGGAGCTTCTCTTGTTCTTCCCGTTCCTGGTGCAAGAGTTAGGGGTGCTAAAGTGGCAGGAAAGATGCTCCAAAAATTTGGTTATCTTGCTTTGGAATCGGCAGTACAATCCGCAGGTAAGTCTGAAGCCGATATTATGTCAAAACAATTCATCGAGGATGTAGCAAAAGGAACAACGCTTGGTACTGTTATCGGTGGGTTAGGCGGCAAGGCAGTTTCAAAAACTGGGGCTTTTTTGAAAAAAGGGATATCTCCAGCAAAAAGAGCGGCTAATGTAGTGAGTAGCGTTCTTTTTGATTTGCCACCTGCATATACAGAAAAATTGATCGATCCAAAAACAGCCAACAAGATTCTCAATCCAAAATCGACTGATGACATCATTGATTCAGTTGTTGAACTGACGAAAGATATGGGATCTCATGCGAAAGCCCTTTCAATGAAAGCTCAGAAAAAATTGAGTGATGAATACAATATTGACGTAACTGAAGTTATAGAAAATATAGGAAATCTCGAAAGTGTAAAAAAGGTCCAGAGATCAACATTAAACGAAGCGATGAAAACAAAAAAGGATGGTGCTAAAGTTATTGAGGATCTCGCTGCACGTTCAAATCAAGACGGATTAATATCTGAAAAGGAATTAAAGCGATTCGTTCAAGATATTGATCTTGAAATCCCATGGAATAAACTCGAATGGAAAACGAAAGATAAGGTTTTTGCTGATATTCGCGCTTTTATCGATCACAATCTTTTAAAAGCAAATAAAGAATATGCAAAAGAAATGATTCCAGTAGCGAAAATAATGTCAAATCTGAAAGACGTATCAAAATCGTTTTCTCTTAAACGAGAAGGTTATAAACTTGTGCCTACGGATGCGACGACAACGAAAGTTAATAATTTTTTCAATGTTGCTGGGATACCAAAAAAACCGGTGACAATTAGCAAACTCAAAGAACTTCAGGAACTTAGGCCGGGCGACGGGAAACCAAATATCCTAGAGGATATAGAATTTTCAGCAATAGCAAGACGAACTGAGGGTGGTCTGCCAGCTGGTAGCAAACATATTTTGCAAGGTTTGACTGCAGGCACATTATTTGGATCACCTGTTTTTGGTGCTATTGCAGGCGCTGTTAAGGACCGATACGGTAGAAAAGTAGGTAAAAATTTACTCCCAGCTTTATCTGGTGCGATTAATGTTACAGATGAGACTTTGCAAAAAGCTTTTCAACAGCTGAATCCAGAAATTTTAGAGCGTTTTGCTAGAACAACAGGTCGTTTCACTGGTGTTTCTCAAGGAATTGACGCATCTCAGAAACCACCATCATCTTTATTTTATAAGCAACAAACAAGTTTAATACCTCAACGATAGGAGAATAATAATGGCAAGCCCAAGCGTAACATATACGTTTACCAACGCTACAACCGCGGACGCTGCTCAGGTGAATCAAAATTTCACGGATATTTTAAATTCATTATCAGATTCGACAAAATCACTGACGATCGATGCTTTAACGTGTGCGGGAAACGTTGCTTTCAACGCAAATACAAGCATAGGCAATGCTACCGCTGACGATTTGACAGTTACCGCACGTTTGGCGAGTGATTTGATACCTAAGACAGATAGCACTTACGATTTAGGAAATACATCACTTCGTTATGCCGAGGCATGGATTGATGCAATTACAGGAAGCACGTTAACGATGGCCGGTGATTGTACTTTCGAAGGCGCTGTAACGATAAACGATAGTGGCGCGGATAAAGATTTTAGAGTTGAAGCGAGCGGTGTTGCAAATGCGTTGTTTGTGCAGGGTAGTGACGGCAACGTGGGGCTTGGGACGGGTAGTCCTACTGATTCTGGGGGATTCTCAAGGGCTTTAGACATCCAAGGATCTGGGGGTGCTTCTGCATATTTCCGTGATTCCGATGCTACATCATTATACTTAAACACAGGATTTGCAGGAACTAAGGCATATTTATGGGCAAATGGTGCCAGTACAGAGTTATCTTTGGGTACGGTAGGTACTGAACGAGTTCTGATAGATGCATCAGGAAATATGGGAATTGGTAAATTTTCAAGTCTTGGAGCAAGAATACATTTAGAAAATGCTTCAGCGACATCTATTGCTCATGCGATTTTTAATAATTCATCAGCGTTGAATGGCAGTGCTAGTGCATATATCACCTTGCGCCAAGGTGGTTCTGATATATCACTGCTTCATGCGGCTAGAAATTCAGCTGCTTCGGCTTTTATGGGTATCTTAGAAATGGATGATCATGGAGGAACTACTAGGACTCTATTTTGGGACAACAGCGGCACTGTTAAAATCGGGAATAGTGTTGCTCAAGCTGCCGCAAATACTGGCACTGTAGTAGGCACGCAAACATCTGATGAGAGAACTAAGATAAACATATCTCCTATTTCTTACGGGATCGATACTATCAATGCTTTACGTCCTATTGAATATGATCAAAACAATCAGCATAAATTGGGTTTTGGAGCACAAACGACACTGCCGATATTGCCAGAAGCAGTTTATGATACTGGCATTGATGAGTTTAATGATACAAATAATACAAAATTGGCTATGGAATATGTGCAAATCATACCTGTCTTAGTCAAAGCGCTTCAAGAACTAAACGCCAAAGTAGAGGCTATTAAAAATGCTTAAAATTCTGGCGTTATCTTTTGCGTTGATTTGTTGCGGTTCGCATAAACCGCACAAATCTTCCAGTTCTATTGAAATTTTGCAGCAACGTAAGGATTATTACGTTAGTGAGATTGATAAACATGCTATTTATCATCATCGTTGCGACAAACTAACATTCCGCGGCCTATTATCAGCATTTGGACCCAGGCAAGCTGTGGAGGAGCATGAAATCGAGCCTGGCAAGTTTCGCAGGGATGTGATTCCTTGCTTTCCTCATGACTCGCGTTCCTCGATTTCTCTGGACGGCTATTTGGGCGTCATGCATCATGCGATTACTTACGAAGATTGGGGTATGGTTCAACGTATTGACGACTACGCGCGACGACATCGTTATATTATGGGTGAAGGACCAATTGAATATACAAATATATTAGTCCTAGCGCCAATTTTGAGCCATTTAGCAGGCAACCATGCATTGGGTATCCCCAAGGATATTTCAGACGGCTATAGGGGCCATGTCGCGGCGATATTGATCCTACTCAGAGGCAGAACTTATGGTCGGCTGAATAATGCGGAACTATTCGCATTGAAGAAACTTCACGATCTTTCACCAAAAAATCCGCTTTACGCTGCTGCGTATCATCGATTTTCCGATGGTGACCAAACTGAAGCTCAATCAATTTTGCTCCGCGATTTTACTGATTCTTTCCCAGAAACTACGGCTCGTTATGGTTGGGGTAGTGCTCCTGATTCGGTCTTTTTTATTGTCACAATGGGCATAATTGAAGGCAAATAATCCTTGCTTTTCTCAAAATTCATGATTAAATTTAATTCATATTAAAAATGAGGTTTATTATGGGTAATGAGTTTGTATATAGTGTAATAATAATTGTGCTAATAGGGTTTGTCTTTCTAATATCGATTATCATTTCCGACCAAATAAAAATAAAAACTTTAAAAAAGAAAATTAAACAAAAACCGGCTAGTATTGAGCTCCGTGAATTTTTAGCCGATTTAGCGGCTGGTGAGGCGTTGATTTCAATTCAGCGAGTGAATCCTGACCACCTTTTCACATATTCCCCAAAGGACAAGTAAAATGAGATATTTGATAATTGGCGGGACTGGTACTTTAGGCAAAGAACTGGTTTCGAGGTTTTATGAACGTCATGAGATCACAATTTTTTCACGGGATGAATTCAAGCAAAGTCACATGAAAAAGGTGTATCCAAATATTCGATACATCATCGGTGATATTAGAAATGAACGAGACCTCGAGTTTGACTTTTCAAATTACGATATGGTGTATCATACTGCCGCTTTGAAACATGTTGATATTGGTGAGGTCAATGTTTGGCCTTTTATTGACGTGAATCTCAACGGCACAATAAACGTTGCAAGATCATGTCAAAAAGCTGGTGTAAAGCTGGTATTTTTTTCGACTGATAAGGCAGTTCTTCCAATAAATACTTATGGAATGAGTAAAGCACTTGCGGAAAAATATATACAAGCCAACAACGACAACGCGGCTATTTTTCGTTGGGGAAATATTCTCGGTTCAAGGGGTTCAATTGTTCCAGCATTTGTTAAAATTATTAAAAATGACGGAATTGTTCCCATTACGCATGTTGAAATGACTCGTTTTTGGCTGACTATAAATGAAGTGGTGGATTTCGTCATTGAAAAAGAATCTCATAAAAATCCCAAAAAAATACTTATTCCTACCGTTTTAAGTGCAAAAGTAACTGATCTAGCGTTGTCGATAGGGAAAATTCTCGATAAAACTGTCAAATTTAAAGATATCGGGATACGGCCAGGTGAGAAGATCCACGAGCATTTATACACGGACCATGAGTATTGTATTCGTTCCGATAACTGTGCAAAATACACGATTGATGATCTCATATTAAAACTCAAACCAATTGTGGATATGTTATGAAAATAGCAGTGATAGGAGCCCATGGGAATATGGGCTTGAAATATAGAGTTATATTGAATTATTTAGGCGTTAAAGTGGTGCCTGTTGATATTGGAACACCCCAAGACGACCTTGACAACTGTGACGCTTTTTTAATAGCAACACCAACAGACACACACATAAAACTTATAGATTATTATGCCGTTTTTGGAAAACCAATTCTCTGCGAAAAACCTCTAAGCGTTGACGTTGAGGCGGTCAAAGAGATTTGCAAGAGTAGAAAATTAAAGCTCCGAATGATTAACCAGTACGAATATTTCGAAATTCAGCGAAATGCTAAATTAAAAGACATAAAAGTGTTGCGAATTGAAGACGGTTTACCAAAAACTAGCTATAATTATTACAAAAGTGGCGGCGATGGTTTGCTCTGGGATTGTATTAATATCATCGGGCTTGCGGAGGGGACAGTTGATTTGAGCAACGAAAGCCCCATATGGAAGTGTACGTTGAATGGTGTTCCCTTGGACATCGCCGATATGGATTTCGCTTATATTTGGAACATCCGCGATTGGCTGGAAAAGCTTGATCAGAACAAGCGATATATTGTTAGAACTCATGAGCGAGTAGAGGAGTTTTTAAATGCTTACAATAACGATCGGGATTCAGACGAGATTGAGTAGCAGCAGGTTGCCGCGAAAGAGTATCTACGAAATAAACGATAAAACGTTGACCATGCATCTGCTCGATAGAGTTTTTAACAGCGTTTTTTGGATGGGTAAAAAGCCCGACAGAAATCATGTTCGTTTTGAGGTTTATCTTTTGTTTCCTCAATCTGAAGACGACTATTGGAAGCCATTTATAATTCGCTATAACAAAGCCAATAATACGATTTTGAAGTATGTTTCTGGAGATATGGACAACGTATTTTCACGCTATGAACGGCTTTATGACGCTTCACGCCCCAATTATCTGGTTCGGCTTACGGGCGACTGTCCAATGATACCCAGTCCGTTATTGAGCAAAATGATCAATATCGCTACCAAACACCGACTCGACTACACTTCAAACGTTGACGAGCGTTTTCGCACGATGCCAGATGGATATGACGTTGAAATTATGAGTGATAAGGCGTTTGAATGGTTAATGATCAATATTGAGCGTGGCAATATGACAGATAAGGAGCATGTAACAACTTATCTAAGATCAAATCATCCAGAGTGGATGCGAGTGGCACATTTTTCATCGAACGTTGATCATAGCGATTTTAAAATTAGCGTTGATACTAAACAAGATTTTGATTTTGTAAAGTCGCGATATAATGCTAAATTTAATAAGGATAATATGGCTTTAGAGAAAGGGTACGGAGTTTATGAATATTAATGAAAATGTTTATGAATATGAGCTTGAACAAAACATTGCCCAGGGAGCTCTGACAAATTCGAAACATCCAAATAGGTTTGTGAACGGTATTTATCCACAAGTCATAAGTCACGGCCATGGTTGTCATTTATATGATCTGCATGGCGATGCTTATATTGATTTTATTTGTGGACTTGGAACGAATCTTTTCGGCTATGGCAACGAGAAACTTCATAATTACGTTTCACGTTTTTCGAAACAAGGTGCTTGTCATAGTTTGCCCAGCAAGTGGGAAATCATCGCTGCTAGAAAAGTCAAAGAAATCCTACCATTTGTCGAACGTGTTAAATTCGTTAATGACGGTTCCTCGGCTTGCTCTGCGGCTATTACAATGGCTAGGTGTTATCAACAATATTATGGTGATACAAGGCGTCTCATGGTGCATTCTGAAGGTTATCATGGTTGGCATGACAATTTTACTGCTTTGACTCCTCCGGCACATGGTGTCATCAAAAAAGGCTATATCAAGCCGCTATCCGAAATGGATCATGCCGCTCCTGAAAAAATCGCTGCTATTATCATCGAGCCAGTTCAATTAGACGACTCACGCGAACGAATAGACTATTTGAACGAATTGCGTTCATTTTGTTCAGCCCATGGCATTGTTTTGATATTTGATGAAACCATAACAGGGTTACGTTATCCGAAACTGTCGGTGAGCGCCGCGTTTAATATTCAACCAGACCTCATCATTATGGGAAAAGCCCTTGCCAATGGTGAGAAAGTGTCGTTTATTGCTGGCAAAAGTCATTTGACGGAGCTCGATTATTTTGTTTCAGGTACGTATCATGGTCATGCTCAAACGCTTGCGAGTGTCGCTTATACTATACACATGGCTCAACACGATTCACAATATGACGTTTCGTATCTATGCAACGAAGGGAAATGGTTTGCTGACGAACTAAATAAATGTTCTGAGCCGATGTTTAGGTTGTGTGGTTATGGATCAAGGGCAGCTTTTCAAGGAAATCAAGAACAGATTGCTCTTTTTTGGCAAGAAATGGCAAAAGCCGGAATTTTATTTGGACCAAGCTTTTTTCTAAATTGGGATTTAATTCCTCATTTGAACGAAGTTCTATATATTGCAGACCGTGTTATTTCTAAAATAAAAAATGGAGATATTGTTTTAGAAGGAAATATGCCTACATCTCCTTTTTCACAGAAAGCGAGGAAACAATGACGTTATCAACAGAAAAAAAAGCAGAATTACGTGAACTTTTCGAACGAAAAAAAGAACTTGATGAAGTTGAACGACAGTTACGAGTAGACATGCAAGCATGGAATGAGCGAGTTTTTGAAATAACCGGTTCTGATAAAACGAAACCTCTTAATTTAAATGATTTAATGCTAATGGTGTTGTGATGGGAACGCTTTTAAGACGGATTACAGAAGATGATTTACCTGCTCTTTTTTGTGCCAGGAATCATCCCGCTATTATGAATATGTGTCGTCAATATGCTCCACTTCATTGGGATGATCATCTTGATTGGTTTGAATGGCAAAGGAAAGATCCAAAGACAGAAATGTTTATAGCTCCCAATGATTCTGGAGTCGTTGGTTTAACATCGATTGATTTGATTGCTAGAAAAGCGGAATTTTCCTGTTATATTGATCCTTCTATGCAAGAAAATGGGTATGGAAAATTAGCATTAAATGAGCTTTTTAATTTTGGATTCAATGATTTAAATCTAAATTTAATTTGGGGTGAGACATTCGAAGGAAATCCGGCATATAAGATTTTTACCGATAAGCTTGGTATGAATCATGACGGCACGAGAAGAGAATTCTACTATAAAGATGGTAAATATATCAATGCTCATTTAGTTTCTATAACGAGGAAAGAATGGATTCCAAAATAATAATTTTTTGGTTAGCGTTTATGGTCTTAAACTTCCTTTGTCTTTGTGCGGTTATATTTTTAATCTATAACCGCACTTTTCCGCCTTATAAGCCAAATAGACCTAAGAAAAACTACCCAAAAGAAAATTTGCTATCGAATCTTCAATCGACTATCATAAAAAACGAGCCTAAGTTTAAGCCCATAGTTAAAACTGACCAAGAGCTATTTGATGAATACAGAAGAAATCATAGCAGTAGCATCGGCCATTAGTGTTATTTTTCTAGTTGTTTTTCGGTTTCTTTTGTCAAAAGTGCAAAATGAGTTTCAAAGTTTTAAAGACGAATTGCGTTTATTTCAAAAAGATATCTCTGATAAAATTAATTCTCTTGACAAATCCTTGGCGGTCAAAAGTCACATAATCGATTATCTTCATAAAGAGATCGAAGACATTAAAGCGAATTGTAAAAATCATAAAATTTAGGAGCTATTATGAATAAAATAGGTATTAAAGAAACGATGGAAATGGTTGAATTTGCCGATTATGTCGTGGATAAGCTTAGTCAGGCTTTAGACGAGGATGGTAAAATTGACATTAAAGACGTAATGTCAATGGTTTTAGACGCCCCAGATAAGACGTTTTCATCAATCTGGGGTAGTTGGGAAATAGCAGACGAGCTTGCGGACTTGGACGAATCTGAAACGTTAGAACTTATAATGAAAGTTTTTCCTGTTATTAAAAAAATAGTCGCAATTTTCGATTGATCATTAACCAGAACCATCGCCATCGCCAGAGTCATATCCATAGCCAGATCCATAGCCAGATCCATCGCCAGAGCCATCGCCAGAGTCATATCCATAGGAGAAGCCAGAGCCAGAGCCAGAGCCAGAGCCAGAACCATCGCCAGAGTCAGAAACATATCCAGAGCCAGAGCCAGATCCAGAGCCATCGCCAGAGCCATCGCCAGAGCCAGAGCCAGAAAAATAGCCAAAGCCTAAGCCAGAGCCATCGAATGGCGATATTAGTGACTTGTCCATTCCTTAACCTCCATGATGGATTTTTGGGCCACTTCGGTACACGGTATGATTTCAATTACTTCCGTCAATAAGATTTCCTCGACTACGCAAGGAAATTTGCATTTTTCAGGTTTACTCGTTCCTCGGACTGCTAGCTCGCTTAATGAGGAAGCACCATCCCAATACCAAAGCCTTCGGGCTTCTTTTATTATTACTCGTTTTCCATCTTCGGACCTAAACGCTAATATTCCAGCAAATACTCCAGCTGAGTAAGTCCTAATAATACAATATTTATTAATCATAATTTCCCCCACTCGATTTTAAAACCAAATTTTTTCAAAATTATTTCATCAGCGAATTCTTTATCAGCATCCCCCATAATTACTCGGCAAATAAGATTACAAATAGCTAATCTCTCACCGAGTCCTTTTACGTTCGTTCCCGATAGTCCTGTAATAAATCGTATCGCTTCAACAGGAAAAAAAACGTTAACATTTTCATTCATCTTTATTCTCATCAATTAAATTTTCGAGTATAATTTCACTTTGAGTTTTGGGTTTAGCGTTTTTGCTTTCGTTTACAGACGATTCTAATTGAGTATCCTCTTGAGGCTCGGTTTTCTCCTCAAGAGGTTTTTTTTCAGGTTTGACTGTAATTGTTTCAATCTCGTCGGTTGTGTGACTGGTAACTGTTAAAACATCGGGGAACATGACACGACAAGCTCTCGAAATCGCTCTCCATAGCAACATATCGGCTGGATAATGTTTCCAGTTGTCCTTTGCTAGAAGTCCAGCATCTTTTGCTTGGGTGATTGTGTAGCAAAATTTTCCGCAACTTTCTCTATCACGCCCTAAATGCACTTCAGCCGCTTGAGCGGTGTTACTCACAATTTTATAATATGCCTGTGGATATCTTTTCAACACCAGGCTAATCATCAGTTTTGCTTCAAGCGTTGGCTTACCTTTAATTACGCTGATATTCATCAGAGCGGTCATTGGCGCAAGTCCTAGCTCACGACCCATTAGAACGATACTGACACATTTTTCGATGGTGTTGATAGATGAGGGTAGAAAACCTGATTTAACAAGCACGCCGCATTGTTTCCAGGTCAGTTCCCATTGGTTTTGAGATAGCAAAAATTGTTGTTCATACGGTTGTAGTTCAGTCATTAAATTTTTCCTTTAAAATAGCTGTTAATTTGTCGGTGTCAATTACAGGAAATTCCTTAAATTCAAATCCACCGCCATTTGCTTCTTCTTGGATTACAATAAACCCGCGAGAATACCAATCATAAATGCATGTCATAGGGTTTTTAAACCATTTACTAGTGGTTAGAATTGATTTCCCATCCATTGCGTAGATGGCTTTTGGACGACACCATTTTTCCGTTGGACCTCGATAGTTTGTTCTATTCTTTTTCCGTTGTATTATTGGATCATTTTTTCTAAAAACGCGATTGTTCATTTGCGGATTCCTATCCTGGTGGTCAAGTTCTCTTTTAATTCTGCTATTGGCAGCGGTCCAGATTGAAGTATTGTTTTGATCTGAGCTTTATCCCACTCGTATAAAATTTTTTGACGCATGAGTTCAGGATATTTCGCCTGATTTTCTTCAGTTGGTTTTTCTTTCATCTCAACCTGATACGAACGTCTAACACCCACTTTATATGTCTTCCCGTATAATTCCGGTGTCTCATTAATATCCAGCAAAAACGCAATATAAGAACGAATTCGTTTTTCAGCATTTTCAAGGCTTTTCGCTTTTTCTTGAATTTTCTGTGCTCGCTGTTTTAACGCAACGCTGCGTTCTTGCATATACTCAATAAGTTCAACATATCCGTCTATTTTTTGTTTAAGCCCGTTAAAAACGATTCCTAGTTTTTCAGGAGTTATTTCAATTAAACCGTCCTCGATATCAGAAATCAGATTCAAGTACTCTTGAAGTGTCGTTTTCATTGTTTCACCTCTTCTTTGTGTGAGAATCTTCTCCACTTTGCAAATTCAGCATGAAGCTCATAAACTCGCATTTGAAGCTCAATAAGGTCATCGCTGATTTCGCCTAATTTTGACAGTAATTCATAAAATCCTTTTGGTTCAGTCGTCATTTGTTTTTTCCTTTTTTTATTTTTCAATGTTCATGGTTTTAATATCCCATGCGATAATATCAAATTTTGTGTTTGCTTTAGCAAGTTCCTTGCTCGGATAAAACGTTGTTGGAGGATAGATGCAATTCGAGTCTACATCAAATGTTATAGCACCATAAAAATTCCGTTTGGGTACTATTTTTTTCCAAATATTTTTTTGGTCATCCCAAAGAGCCGGCGCTCCAGGATCCTTGGGGCTAGAATTGTGCATAACACCGTAGGCTTTCAGTTCGCCGTTGTCGGCAATCCCCTTCATTTCGAAAATTGCACCGTATATATTTTGAGCGATGCATTTTTTACCTGGCGTTGTCGCGTCCCAAATTTCTTTTAATGTTTTGTTGCAAATACTAACATTACTTACATTAACCTTAGTTTCCATGTTTTCTCCTAAAATGGAATAGTCCTGAAATCCCAAAAGGCCCTTAATAATTTCGATATAGGAAATCCAGGACATGTTTTTTCCCCGTTAAAATGATTATGTGAATAAATATCGGCAAAATCCAAACCGTAAGTATGCATGATGCCGCAACAAACTGAATACATCGCAGCGATTTGCATATTTGTTGGTTTTTCAGTCCCAATATAGCATATGCCAATGGAGTCGTCGTTTTCCCCATAACAATGAGCACCAATCATGTTGTCGTCGCGCCCCTTTTGAACTCTTCCATTTCTTTGTATTACATAATGGTAGCCTATTCTGTCAAATCCTCTTTTTTTATGCCATTTGTCTATGTCTTTAGCACCGAATTTGTTGAAGTCTTTGTCGCCAACGTCATAATCAGGAGTTTCAGAGCAATGAATGATGATTTTTTTAACATTTCGTGGTTGTAGTCGCATATTTCCCTCATATTTCAGTGAATCTACAATATTGCAATTCGGCTAGTAATTGTATGTCAGCTTCGCTTCCAAATCTGTTGCCTTGAATTTTCAACATTGCGTTCGGTTGCGAATTTGATGTCGGATGCTCATGTTCGTTTGTTCTATCTCTTGTCAATATTCCGATTATGTCCGCGTCCTGTTCGATGCCTCCGCAATCCTTTATGTAAGCCATGCCGTCGTCAGCCTGAGCATGAACGAAGGCTCGGTTTAATTGTGCAATGACGATAATTGGAATGTTTAAAGTTTTGCAAATGTCTTGAATTCGATTTGTGATCTCGCTCAAATCTTGGTAGCGGGAACGCGAATGATCGATGTGATATCGCTGTATGTAGTCAATTACAGCGATTTCACACAAACCCTTTTTTGCGCGGTCTTTTAAAATTTTTTCAACTTTTTTGAAATCATTAAAACGTTTTCCAAATACAGTTACGTTTGTATTGTACAGTCGTTTTTGACACTCAACGTAAGCATCAATTTCGCTTTCGTTCATTTTTCCATCGCGGACCTTTTCGGGCTTGATTCTAGCCATTGAGCAAATTAAGCGGTTAAAAAGCTCTTTCCCGTCCATTTCGATGGAAAACGCTGTAATTTTTCGCCCATCAAGAATTGGCTCTTTTAGCAGTGACAACCAAAACGACGTTTTTCCGACCTTCGATCGCGCTGCGATGACAACGTAAGATCCTTTTTTCAAACCACCTGTGACGCGGTCAAAAAATTTAAAACCAGTTTGAAAAGCATTTTCACGACCTGTTTGTGATTCATCAATGTCGGTTGTTAGCTCTTGCAAAATTTCGTTTGACGTTTCCCCATAGTATTCTTGCATAACTGTTGAATTTAAAAAATGCTCAGAAAGAGCCTTAGAATCGACTACAATGTCGTCAATTTCGTCGAATGGTTTCCTATTCAAAATCTTTTTAACGATGCCAGAGGCGGTGTTAAGGGCGTTTAGGCACGTCTTCTGAATCAAAAACTCCTTCGCATAGTATTCTGCATTGACAGCAGTCGCACCTTTTTCGGAAAACTCAACGAGTTCATTAATATGATCTGGGAATATTTGCGCCAACAGAGCTACGTCGTAATAGCCCTGCGTCTCGATTAAATTTTGCATGGCCTGGAAAAGGCGAGTGTATTTTTGCGAAAAATGTGAAGCGTCAATACCGATTTCGAGTTGCTTTTTAAGGCTTTCCCCAGAATTGATGGCGATGCCTATCAACATTTGCTCAGTCGTGAATTCAGTCATAAAAATTTTCCTCAGAGAGGTGTGAATTGTCCGTATATTTGCGTGTTTCTGTGGGAATTGCAATCTTTTTTTCGGATGCTTTCGCGGCAAAAGTCGTGAACGTGCCGCGAGGACTTTTGATCTCGCGAGAACTCGCCCAGGTTTTGAATTTGAATGCGAGCTCCTCGATTTCGTCCAGCGACAGGTTGTATCGCGTTTGGATTTCGTCGAAATATTTTTCGTCTCGTTTCAGGTCGAAAATTTTTTTCCACGACGGGACCGACAAAATGTGAGTGTAGATTTTGGCATATGCACTTTCGGCGTAGTTAGGGATTTCAGTTTTTCTTTTTTTATTTTTAATTTTTTTATTTTCTTTTACTTCTTCACTATGTATCCCCTCCTCTTGTCCAAACTCTTTCCCTCCTGTTTCCCTAACGTTGCCCTCGAACTTTACCTCGTCGTCGCCAGTAGCCTGATAACTGCTGTAATTACAAATACTTATTAGCAGTCCTCTTTTTGCCTTGCTTTTGACCTCGACTGTCCCTTCTTTTGCCATCTTTTGTACCCTTGACGTGACCTGTTTTCGGGACAATCCGGACCATGCCATAAGTTCGGGGTAAGAGGTCAAAATCTCCCCTTTTTCTAATGGCTTACCAATATTCTTTAGTACAGTTTGACATGGCTTGTGTGCCGCGTTTAAAACCAGAAAGATAAAAAGGCTTTGCATCCCGCTGTCGCCGTAGAATTCGTTATTTTCCCTAGTATCTTTTTGCATTCTACAAAATTTCCTATGCATTTTTATCCAACCTCCATCGTGTCTCATTCATCACTTCCCCCCTCGGCGACCAAATTTTCCAGGGACTTTTTTGGGTTCAGGGAGATTCAATAACACACGCACATAGTCGCTTACACTATTAGCTCCGGCCCGTTTTTTAAGCATTTTCATTTCATTTTCACTTAATCTTACCGATAAAACCAATCTGCGGTCGTTCACCAACTTCATAAGTATTTTCCCTTTGCATAAGTATTTTCAATGGTGTATGTCATACAGTATAATTCAAATAGAGGTCAACTAAATGTTTAATATAATTAAAGCATTGATTTCCCGGATATGGTGTAAGCATTACTACGCTTGGGTTAAGACGGAAATGATTTTGGGGAAGAAATACGCCATTCATCGCTGTTATATGTGCGGTAAAGTCAGGTTATATAAATATGATTAATATATAAGCTTGACTATTTTGACGCGCCAATGTATGACATACATCAGCTTTAAAAAGCGTTGATAAAAACCAACCAGAAGCTTCCTAATAAATTTCAATCATCTTGCCCCTTAACTGGTTAGGGGCTATTTTATTACTTTCAATACACATTTTGGAGGTAATATGTTCAGGTATCTTTTGCCAATTCTGGCGTTAATTCTTGCAGGCGCAAAACTTGAAATTACGCATGAAAACGACAAGGTCATTATTCAAGCGATCGATGAATGCCCTGATGTTCCAACACCAAACCCAGATCCAACCCCAGATCCAAACCCAAATCCTGATCCAACTGATAAATGGATTCAAGCGTATTATGTAGGCTATCAACGTGGCATTTATCCCGTAGAGGCGGTTGATTTCTCTCGCATTACTCATTTAACGGTGGGGAGAATAGTACCGAGACCGGACGGCAATATCACAACAAACTTTGACATTAACGACCGAGATGGTCCAGCTATGGCCAGAGCTTTAGAGGCGAGAGCCCATACAGCAGGGAGAAAAGCTTTGCTAATGGTTGGTGGCGACGGAGCACACAGCGGTTTCTATGGCGCGACAGCGAATAATTTTGAACGATTTGTTTCTGAGCTTTTGCGCATTAAAAATTGGCTAAATTATGACGGCTTGGATTTGGACTGGGAACCAATTAACCAAGAAGATAAACCGTTGCTTTTAAAATTGGCAAGGGAATTAAAAAGACGAGATCCAAACATCCTTTTAACTGTTCCTATCCCTTGGGTTAACAATAACTTTGCTCAAAATTTAGACGGCGAATTTTATACAAATCTCGCTTCAATTGTAGACAGAATCTCAATTATGTCTTACCATATGACTGGGCCATGGGGTGGATGGTATTCATGGCACACGTCAGCTTTGACGGGTGAAAAAGCGAATACCCCCACCTCAATATCATCGTCGGTCAAAGCTTATCTCGCAAAAGACGTACCACCAGGAAAACTCCAAATTGGAGTCGCTTTTTATGGTTTGTGTTGGCAAGGAGTGACCGGACCAAACCTGCCAGCTTCAAATGGTCGCATCGTCGCCTCAGACAACGTTATTAGCTTCGCTAACGTCGTTCGTGATTATTACAATGAAAACCTATACCTCTACGATGAGGCCGCTCAAATGCCTTATTTATCGTCTTCAAATGGAATTGGCCCGAGACGCTGTAATTTTCTGTCTATAGATGATCCTGTTTCAATAAGAGACAAAGGCGAATTCATCAAAGAAAACAACCTCGGTGGTGCGATAATCTGGACCGTGAATCAAGGTTATGTGAATGGTGGCAATCCGTTGCTTGAAGCATTATCGGATGGTGTGAAGTAAAAAAAAAGGCCCCATTTAGGAGCCAATGACACTATTCCAGACACATCGTCAGTGAGACGAGTTTGTGTTCGTGTTTGTGTTTTTGTTTACATTTTTTCCCCAATCGACACACATGTCGTTACGGCACTTTGGATCGTTTGGGAGTGGTTTTGACGGGAGATTGCAGTATTTTCTGCACTTGAGATCCACAAAAACAACGGTATCGTCGTCGTCGTTATCCATGTAAGTAAGCAGATCGCTAGCACAATCTTCATAACACTCCCCCAAATTTTCGTTGGTGATTGTAATTGGATCAAGCTTGACGTAATTGTCATTGCCGTTTGTATTAACATTAACGTTCGTATTGTTGTTTTGTCCAAAAGCTACACCGCTTACAAAGATTAAACATAAAATCCATTTCATTTGATAAAACCTCTCTTTCGTTGGCTCGTCGCATCTACGCAACTATTGTTATTATCGTTCTGATTAACATTGTTATTATTAACGTTAATTATAACCTCCGTACAACCATCTTCCTCGTCTTCATCTTCTTCATCTGTTTCTGGTGAGCTCCACCAAGGATACTTGGCTTCGGCTTTGTTACTAACTCGATGAAAAACGATAGTTTCGTTCAAATCAGTAATCAGGATTCGGTCGCCGTCCAGATCGATGATGGCGCTTATTTCCACGAGTTCTCCATGCATGTCGCTATCCGCATACTGCATCGTTATAATATCGCCTGACCTACTCCACAAACCCGTAGAGACATATGGCTGTGTATGCGTTTGGCACTTCATGACCTCTTGAAAAAATTGATCTTTCAAAAAAATCAATTCACGATAACATTTGGATTCGTAGCTTTGCCAACGCCCCTCAAGCCCAATTTCTTTTTCGGCTGACGTTCGTTTCCCACACGAAGTTGATAAAAGTGTTAATAAAATAATTAATAATTTCTTCATAATACCTCCATAATAGTGTCATATTATTGCTAGTATCAAATATACGTCATACATGCAAGCTATAAAAAAGCCTAGTAGTTACACTAGGCTAAACAAGCAGATAGAGTGGATGCTCAACGCCCCTATTATGGAGTAACAGGAGGCGTTGTTTGTGCTGTTTTGACGTATTGCTGGATGCCAGCGATTGCCGCAGAAAGTTGGCTCAATTGAGCCGCAAGATTCATACCTTGAGAGCTCTTATCATAGCCGGTGTCCATTTTGACAGTTGCAGCGGCTTCCTCTGGATCAGGCTCAACCAAGGATTTTACAAGCCGTCCGAGTGCCGCGTCCATTGTGGAATTGAATCGATTTGTGGATTGAATTGCATTTTCGCGCAGCAAATTAGTCGCATGTCGAGAATCTTCAGCTAGGCTCATCGCAAAACGAGCGCCGAATTCACCATTCGCTTTGTAATTCGAATTTGCAACACTTTGAAGTACGCTTTCGTCAATAGTTGCCATTTTATTGCTCCTCTATAGAGTTATCTACCAGGCGTCAGACCATCCGACGACTGATTGCAGTTATTGAAATAGTCAGTCATCTCTTTAGCGAACGAAAAATACTCTCTCTGTTGCTGCAAAATTGCCTCGTTAGTTTGCATGTTGATTTCGAGTTGCGTTTCTCGATAACGTTTGACTAGCTCGAGCAATCGTTCATCGTCGTCATTTAATTTACTCATCATAAACCTCATTTTTTTATGTCATACCTCAGTATAAACATTTTTCTAGGCTTTTGAAAATACCAGATACATATTTCTACCAATTCTATACAAAGACTAAAAATGCAACAATAAAGTAATAACTTTGGAGGTTACTATGAAATTAACATCATGCCCAATTAGGGAAAAAAATTGTCACCAGGAAGCGTGTGCTTGGTTTATCTCAGAATATTGTTGTAGCTCCAGCCACAAAGAATATGGAATTTGCAGCATGAAATATAATGCTTTAAAAACTATGAAAGGATTCAAAAAGGACTTTTCCAGATAAAAAAAAAAGTCCTTGGAAGGACTGCCTTTAAAACGACTGAACATATGTTCAAAGCCCAGGTTAACAGTTTCTTGTTGACTTTTCCAGATGAAAATTATCATAATTATAAATTAGCAAATAAAAAATATGAGATTTATATGAGTGATAAAAAACCTAACGAATTATTAATAGAATTAATAGAAATTGATAAAATCACGCCGCATGAAGCAAACGAAAGATTGCACCCATCAGAGAACGTGGAAATCTTAAAAAAAGGCTTAGAAGACTTCGATCAACAGAAACCTATCGTCGTCGATGATAAATATAAAATCATAGCAGGACACGGCATTTGGTATGCAGCGAAGAAGTCAGGATATACTCATTGGTATGTCAGCAAATCTAAGTTAAAAGGGAATAAAAAGAGAGCATATAGGGTGTTCGATAACAGATCTGGAGAATTATCCAAATGGGACGATGAAAAGCTCTCAAAAACACTTTATGAGCTCCACAGCGATGGTTATGCGGTCGCAGATATAGGATTCGATGAAAATGATTATGATTGGGGAAACACAACACCAGAACAGAACGAAAAAGAAGATGACGTACCAGAGACAAACGAAAATGAATTCGGTGTTGAACGTGGTGATATATTTCAATTGGGTGAGCATAGATTAATGTGCGGTGACTCCACCTCGATCGAAGATGTTGATAAGCTCATGAATGGTGAGAAGGCGGATATGGTTTTTACAGACCCGCCTTATGCTGTGAATTTTACCAAAAAAAGCAAAGAAATTTTTGATTCAAAAGAATATTGTGAGATAAAAAACGACGATCTTAACGTCAAAGAGATATCTGAAAAAATATGGGGACCATGTTTTAAATTAATGTTTGATCATTCAAATGATCATTGTGTTTTTTATATGACCATGCCGCAAGGTGGCGACCAAATGATGATGATGATGATGATGGATAAAAATTGGAAAGTTAAACATGAATTAATATGGATAAAAGAATCTCCTGTTTTTTCAATGGGTAGGTTAGATTATGATTATCAACATGAGCCGATTATTTATGGATGGAAAAAAAAGCATCGTTTTTTTGGCAAGGGTAGATTTAATAAGTCAATTTGGGAAATTAAAAGAGATTCAAATAAAACTCACCCGACAATGAAGCCAATCGAATTAATTGAAAACGCTATTTTAAACTCATCTAAAACAAAAGAATTAATTATTGACTATTTCCTTGGCTCCGGCTCAACTCTAATCGCTTGCGAAAAGACAAACCGACGTTGTTTTGGGATGGAAATTGACCCACATTATTGTTCTGTTATTATTAAAAGATGGGAAGAATATTCTAATAAAAATCATATTAAACTATAACATCTCACAATTATTAAGGAATTATGGCAAATTATAAAGGAAATCATAGTCAGCTTAAAAAGTGGAAGAAAGGTCAAAGTGGAAATCCGTCAGGCAGGACCAAATTAACTGAAGATATTAAGCTCGCTAGACGAAAATACACTAAGGAAGTAATTCAAGGGCTTTTGGCTCAATGTCTCGATAAGCCTGTTGAAGAATTAGAAAAAATTCTAAAGGACAAAAACAACAAAGTCGTGGATCATTTGGTTGGTCGAATAGCGTTGTTAGGCATAGTTAAAGGGGATCCTCTTCGATTTAATTTTATTCTTGACCGAATGATTGGTAAAGTCACCGAAGAGAAAGAAATTAAACTTGTGAAGCCATTTGTCATCGAATCTCATGATGGAAAGAAAGAAGTGACTGTTGGGGTGGAGCAAATTGAAGAAATAGAGGAAAAAAAAGATGAGTAGAAACATAGGCGACCTTGAACGTGATAAGTTTTGGCAGCCGAACAGCAATACGAGCCAACTAGCTTTTGAGCAGCATACAAAGCATTACTTTTCGCTTGCTGAAGGCGTTAACAACGGTTTTAGCTATGTGAATAAATTTGGTCGCGTGTTGAATTATACAACGTCAATGGTTGATGTCAACGACCTGGCTACTCCTGCCGTTTACGCTTGGCTAACTAGTGCGGTGACGCTTGAGGCGATATCATCGAGTTCAAATGATGCCGCAGCTGGCACAGGAGCCAGAACCGTTGTAGTTCAGGGTTTAGACGCTAATTTTGAGCCTTGTGAGGCGACCATTACGATGAATGGCACATCAGCTAGCACGGCTACTACTCAAACGTTTATAAGAGTTCATCGGGCCTACGTTGCTACGTCAGGAACATACGCGACGACGACAGCAGGCTCACATATTGGCAATCTCACAATTAGAATATCGAGCGGAGGAGCTACACAAATCTACATGCCTGCTTCTCCAGCTCCTGTTGGACAATCAAATGTTGCCCGATACACAATACCAGCAGGAAAAACGGGATATTTGATTCACGTGACGTTTCAAGCGTCAGGAAACAAGGCATCCGATTTTTATCTGTGGCGCAGGTTTAACGCGGATACGGTTAGCGCTCCATATGGAGTGAAAAGACTAATCGAATATTTTTCTGGCGTTGTGGATCATTTAGGTCGTGATTGGGACGTGCCAGTCAAGCTGCCAGAAAAAACTGACATCTGGGCTTCAGCTTTAGGTGCTGGCGCAGGGACCAATGGGATTTGCACGTTCGATTTAATATTGGTTGATAATGAATGAGGTTAATTAATGTACATAATCGCTGATGTAGGCAGTAATTGGGAAAAAGAAGACGATCTTTTTGAATCGATTTATTATGCGAAAAAGGCTGGTGCTAATGCAGTTAAGTTTCAATTTTATGATCACGAGAAGCTTTATGGTTGTAAAGGAAATATGTCGGGTGTATTAACAAAACAGCAAATCGTACAACTTCATAACAAATCCAAACATTGTGATATCGATTTCATGGTAACTCCATTTCATGAAGACGATATCAGTTTTTTAAACGATTATGTGAAGACATGGAAGATAGCGAGTTCGGATAATACCTATACAAGGATGTTAAGGAGAATAGCAAACACAGAGAAACCTAGCATAATATCGACAGGGAGCGTTGGTATCAACGACTTGGGAGAGAGTATCTCAATTCTTCAATCGAAGACAAGAAATGTCTGCGTTATGTATTGTGTTGCTGCTTATCCGTCCGTCGAGCACGATCTTACCTATTTGGATTATTTGCGAGATCGTTTTGGTAAAAGCGTAGGCTTCTCTGATCATTCTTTAGACATCTATAACGCTCCATGGGTGGCAAAGCATGTTTTTAAATGCAGTGTCCTTGAAAAACATTTCAAATTAAGGGAAATGAAAACTCCCGATGCTGATCATTCGTTAACGTGGACTGATTTCAAACGCATGGTGGACCGTTTGAAAGTCGATAAATTCCGCGCTTGGACCGAAAATCATTCTGAAGGTGATATGAAACAAATGCATAATCGGCGTTTGGTTGCAACACAGATGATACATCCAGGCGATAAGTTTATATATGGCAATAATTATGGTTCTTATCGCGTAAAATCCCGTGATCCTTGCAGAATTGACGCAAAAGACTGGCAGCAGATTGAAGGTCATTCGTGCCGTTCAATCGTTCCTACAGGATCCTCGATTCAACTTCATCACGTTGAAGAAAAAAACGGAACTTTCTATTGAATTTCAAAGCCCACAGCGAAAAACAAAGCACAGTATTATTTTCTAAAAAACGTATCACTATCGCAGGGACAGGCATACAATGGGGAAAAACCATTGTTGGTGTGGTCAGGTTAAAGTTGAATATGCACAAATATCGAAGTCCCGACGATAATTTCTTGGTTTGCAGTCCTTCATATAAAATACTTGCCCAGTCAACACTTCCTCCATTTATGCAATTAAACGGCGATGTTGGTCGTCTCGACAAACAAAACTACTGCTTTCATATTCATGGAGGCGGAAAGGTTTGGTTTCGGACTGGTCAAAATCCTGATTCTGTGGTTGGTATTACTAACGTTCGCCACGTTCTTTGTGATGAAGCTGGGTTGTATTCTCGATATTTTTGGGACAATATTCAAGCTCGCGCTTCGATCAAAGAAGCTCCTATTACGATCGTTACGTCTCCTTATTCACTTAACTGGCTTTACACGGATTTTATTCGCAAATATCAGAAAAAAGACCCATATATTCGTGAGCTTTGCCAATTAATTCAAGCGACTAGTAACGAGAACCCATATTTTCCGGCTAATGAATACGAAGCTCGACGGCGAACGATGGATCCTCGGCGGTTTAACATGATCTACGGTGGCTCGTTCGAAAAAGCTGACGGTCTGGTTTATGACTGTTTCAAGCAAGACGTTCATGAATGTGAGCCTTTCAAACTTCCCGATGGAACGCGCTACTTTGGGGGTATAGATTGGGGTTACACAGATCCTTTCGTCATCTCAGTTAGAGCGATAACCCCGCGTGGCATGCACTATAAAGTTGGCGAGTTTTACAGAACACAATGTTCGCTAAAAGACATGCTTGACGCTGGTCGTCGATTCAAAAGCCTTTGGCCTATCGAAGTTTTTGAATGTGATCCCTCCAGGCCGGATTACATCTCAGAATTTTGCGCTGCAGGAATGCCTGCTGTCGCGGCTCAAAATGATATTAACATGGGTATAGATAGGCATTATGAGCTTATTAAATCAGATAATTATAGAATTTTTAAAAACACGTCACCGCACACTTTGGATGAATATGAGCAATATCATTATCCTGAACCGAAAGATTTGAAACCTGATCAGGATAACAAGGATCGATTGCCAGTTGATCAAAACAATCATTGTATTGCTGAAGGGACATCAATAAGGACATTATCCGGAATTAAAAAGATTGAAGATGTGACTTTAGCAGATAAGGTTTTGACTAGAGAAGGATTTAAAAAAGTTCTTTTTTCTGGTTTAACTGCTGAAAATAAAGATACCTTGGTTTTTCATGCCAACGATAAAAATTCTTTAGAATGCACTAAAGACCATCTAGTCTTTTGCAATAATAGTTTTATGCGTGCCGATGGTGTAAGGTATGGTGATGTACTATATGTAATAGAGGAATCATCATGCACATTGATACAACTATTTGGAATGGCAAGGCTTTTAGACGTTATACACAAAGCAAAAATCAAAATGATCGAAATTATTTTAAACGTGGAAACAAATACTTGCATAGGGAGATTTGGAAATTTCATAAAGGAGATATTCCAAAAGGTTTTCACGTTCATCATATCAACAGTGATTTTTCTGATAATAGAATTGAAAATTTGCAGCTTTTATCGCCAAAAGAACATTCAGTTATTCACGAAAAGAAAAAAACAAAAGCACAAAGAAGAGCTAGAAAAGATCATATGGACAAAATTAGAGATCTTACGAAGGTTTGGCATAAATCAAAAGAAGGAAGAGAATGGCACCGTCAGCATGCTATCGAAGTTAACAAAAATAGGATTTTTAAGGAAAAAAAATGCAAATACTGTGAAAAAAAATTCATTACATCGAATATTACGAACGTTGATAAATTTTGTTCCAACAAATGTAAATCTGCATGGAGAAGGGCTTCTGGTATTGATGACGAGAGCAGGGAATGTTGCATATGTTTTAAATATTTTAAAACCAACAAGTATTCTAAAATTAGAACCTGTTCTAATGGCTGTAGAAAATATCTCATTAAAAAAAGCAAGAAGAGTTTATGATTTGAAAATAGATGAAAAACCTGAATTTTATGCCAACAACATATTAGTTCATAATTGCATGGACACCGAGCGCTATATTTCCATTCGACATTTTAATGTTGGCAAAGAAATAAAACGTGCTATTATTAATAATAATCAGATACAAGCCAATACGGCATACGAGCCCATTGATCGTGACACCAAAAAGCTTCTTAAAAAGAAACCATCGTGGCTAGAGGAGTACGAGTGAACTATCCTTACGAATGTAAATGTGGTCATAAAATCGATATCAGTAAATCTTTACGTGATATTGACAAGTCTGAATACTGTATCCATTGTGGAGAACAGATGGATCGTAAAATAGGCCGTTCTAATTTTTACGGTCAAGGAGTTGAAGACGCTGCATTCGATCCTGTTTTTGGTTGCGTCATAAAAAATTCCAAACACCGAAGAGCTCTAGCGAAGGCCAACGGTTGGGAAGAAGTTGGTAACACCGATATGAATAAGTGGCATGATGAAAAGCAGGCTGAAAAGCAGAAAGAAACAGAGCGTTATTACGATGACGTGACTACTGATAGAATTGTAAGGGGCAAATATGACTCTTGAAACGTTGAACAGCTATACAGATATAGACCAAGAAGTTTCGAATAACCCAGATATTTCTGATGAGGAGCGTCAAGAGGTTAAAAAGCTTCTTAATATGTTTACACAATATAAAAAAGAACGCGGTCGTTATGACAAGAATTGGATGACCTATTACAAAATGTTTCGCGGTGTTCAATGGCCAACTAAACGACCGTTTTGGAGAAATTCAGAAATCATCAATTTTATTTGGCAGACAATACAGAGCCAAATACCATTACAAACCGATGTTCGGCCTAAATTTGAATTTTTGCCAAGAGAGCCATCTGATCGTGAATTTGCTGATGTTCTTGAGAGTGTGAGTGAAGCCGATTGGGAGAAAAACGGATGGTTGAATGTTCTTTTGGAAGTGCTTTATGATGGGTGGATCTACGGGACTTCATTTGGATCCATGAATTATGACCCGACTATGAATTATGGGGTAGGATCAGCTTCGTTCAAGTCGGAAGACGTTTTTTATATTTATCCTGATCTAAATGCAAACGATATTAACGACAGTGAATCAGAAGGGCTTATTTATGCAAAGCCTATTTGCACGCAGCGTTTGAAACGCAGGTTTCCAGATAAAGCCGATCAGATAAAGGCTGATGTTGAAGATTTCATCAGACGCGAACGGACGGATTTAAAAGATTTCGAATACACTCATTTCAATAGCGATCGTCAGCTACCCGAAGGGGTTTATGGGCATATGTGGGACGATTCCAACACAAAAAAGACGTTTGTTTTGGAATTTTTCCTTAAGCCAAAAGACACGATCGAAGAAAAATATGAAGATGAAGGTGAAGGTGGCGAGGTCACGACGAAATATAGAATTAAACGCAAATATCCTAACGGCCGTCATGTTGTCATAGCGAATGGAATGATACTGCAAGACGATGATTTGCCTTACGAGGATAATAAAATTCCGTTCTGCAAATTTAACAATTATATCTTGCCAAGAGAGTTTTATGGTGTGAGCGAAGTCGAACAGCTAAAATCGCCACAGCAGGTTTTCAATAAGATGTTAAATTTCACACTTGACGCATGGGCGTTGACTGGCAACCCGATTTGGGTTGCTGATAGCAACACGGGTATTGATCTCGATAGTGGTTTTACCAACGTGCCTGGATCTGTCATGGTTAAAAACCCAGGAACGGAGTTAAAGCAGGTTCAAGGCGTAGGCATGAATCCTGCTATTATGCAAGTAATCGACCGTTTAGAAAGCTGGTTCAACAAGATTGCTGGTATCAGCGATCTACAGTCGGGAGAAGCCCCAGGCGGCGTTACTGCGGCGTCAGCCATTGAACAGCTGATACAAATCCAACGTACTCGTGTAAGGCAAAAACAACGCAACATGGACATGTTCTTGGTTAAACTAGGCCAGCTTTATATGAATCGAGTGTTTGAATTCTATTCGGTTCCTCAAATATTTCGAATTACGAACCAGGACGGTTCGACTACATATCGCAAATTTCGCATCGATCAACAGGCAGACGAGCAAAATAAAATGGTTCGAGTAGCGGTTTTTCAAGATACTGAAGAGGATGACGAAAAGAATCAAACAGTTAAACCAGAAAAACGATTGATTCTGAAAGGCGATTTCGACATAAAAATCAAATCTGGTTCTTCTTTACCGTTTGAAATTGCCGACATCGAGCGCAAATCTCTCGCTCTTTTTGATCGCGGCATCATCGATGAAGAAGAAGTATTAAATAGGTTAGACGTTCCTAACAAGGAAAAGATATTACAGCGATTAGCTGAAAGGCAACAAGCTGCGGCTCAAGCGGCTCAACAACAAGGAGCATAATATGCCAGACGGAATGCAACAAGGTCAACCACAGCAGGGCGATAGTGGTCAATCATTGCCAACCGACATCATGATGGGATTGCAGACGATGGGACAGGCTTTACAAGAAGCCGGAGCTCCACAAGAGATTTTGCAACAATTGATGCAAGTCATAGAGCTTTATGATGGTGTTTTACAGGCATTGAGTGGCGGCGGCGGTTCTCCTAACCAACCACGACCTGAACAAGTAAATACCCAAGGTGCGGTAGCATCACCAGCAGGACCAATGTAAGAGGTTAATACATGGATAATTTTTATTTAGAGAATTTTGATTTGCAAGATGGAGATTTGGCAAGTGGTGACACTTCTACCGAAACTCCTCAAGAAAATACTCAGCCAACGGAAGCTCCGGCTCAGACTTTTAAATACACCGCTTCAGGAAAAGAGATTGAAGAGGATATTAACACCATTCTCAAGCGTGCATCCCAGGGCTATCATTACGCCCAGAATATGCAACAATTCAATCAACAGAAGCAGGCATTTGAAACTGATAGGCAGCGAAAGGAAGCTGAAATACGGGAACTTGAAGGCAAGTGGTCTCAATATGATCAGTATGCCAGGGAAAACCCTGATTGGGCTGAATATGTTAGATCACAATGGGAGCAACGACAGCTTGGTTTAAACGGGCAACAGTCAACGCAAACCGACTCAAACTTATCTCCTCAGCTTGCCAACGAGATTTCAGAACTTCGTCAATTTAGGGATGAATTTAAAGGATTTATGGCTGATCAGAAACGGGAGCGAGAAGATTTGGAGTTGAACGGCCAAATTGATCAAACCCGTAAAGAGTATTCTGACATCGATTTTAGTCATTCTGACCCTGATTCTGGCAAATCTCTTGAGTTTAAGGTCTTAGAACACATGCAAGCCCATGGCCTCAATAACTTCAGGGCGGCTTTTAGAGATTTCTACCATGATCAGCTTTTGGCTAGAGCAGTTACTAAAGCGAAAGAAGATACTGCAACAAGTTTGCAAGAACGTCAGCAGAAGGGGTTTATTGCAGAAAGTGACACTCCATTTACTGGGCTCAAACAAGCTACTGGTATTAAGAATAAATCCTATTTCGACCTTATAGACGAAGGTATTCAAGAATTTGGGGTGAATTAATAAAAAAGGAGTTAAAAAATGGCTGTTTCTATAGACCAATTGACAGCGATTACGCATAA